GCCGCCACCACCAGTAGTAACACCCGTGATGACTGCGCGAGTGAGGCCAGCTAATGAGTTGTTTGTCAGCGTATCGGTGATGCGCGTGAATTGAGAACTAGTTCCACCAGCCCAACACGCCGTTGCCATGATGAGGTTGGTGGCGTCAGAAGAGCTTTTCTGAACGTCAAGCGTGATAGGTAGATCAGGCTTTTGAATCGAAGGATTGATTGAGCTGTTAGGTTGTTTGATCGTGTGAAAGTTGACCCACACTCCGTCAGGAGAGAACACGTCGAACAAGATCGAGCCTGAACCCAACCAACCGAATCGAATTCGGAATAGGTTACTGTAGGCCAAGTTGATCGCTTCAGGAGAGCCGTTGCGAGTAAATTTAGAACCAGCTGCACCCGTGAGAAGATCGCCGTTGAAAGATGCTCGCCCTACGGATGAGTCAGACCCACCACTGCGAGTCGTAACCCCAAAACTTGTTCCTTCGTACCCGATGAAAAATCCATCAGTTGAATCGTAAATGCCGATTCTCTGATGAGATGCCGCAGAAGTCGGGGCCGTAAACGCGACCGTAAAATAAGCATAAATTTCGTTTGCCGGACGATATACTACAGTCCCAACCGTAACCGCTTTTGCCTGTGCGCTTACAGCCGTTCCAGTCGAGTAGAGAGCGTGGCCGTTCGTATGGCTAACAGCTCCACCTCCCGAAAAGGTCTGAGTGATGAAGGTAGCACCCGGCGCAGTCTCAAAGTTAACTTCGATCTGGTTGTAGCGAGTGCCAACCATTTGAGTTGCGAACACGTCATTGCCTGGACTCGTCGCATCTACCGCGATATGCACATCGATAGCCTTAACTGGTCCAGACGTTGTCGTCGTAACAACCCCGCCAGCTGCGTCCACGATCTTGGTCTTTTGAGTGCCATCAGTCTGGGCCGCACTAGTAGCTGCACCCGCCGGTAGAGGAAGAGAAGCCGCTGAGATTGGCTGAGTGACAGCAGAGCCATCGACCTTGAGAGCCGTCATGGATGCGATGCCTTGAACGGTAATCACGTCAGCAGAAGCCGTTCCAGCAGTACCGAGTGCTGGCTGTTTTGCGGCAGTCGCAGCTCCAGATGGCAACGCGCTTGAAAGCACATCAACTTGTAGCTCGCCGTTTGCATCGGTTTTGAGAACTTGCACTGCTGTGCCGTCATAACCGCCAGCTACTTTAACTTGAGCAGGTAAAGCACCGCCATCAGCAGCAACTGCTGCTTCAGTAATGCTAAAAGCACCGCTGATTTTAACCGTTCCGTCTGCTTCTACAGTTGGGTACTTGTGGCGAAGGATCTGAAACGTAACGCCAGTAGCGATAGCAGCAGGAAGGTCTTCAGCTAGGTTAATTTCATTAGCAGCTACAGAAACAACTTTGATCTCTTTGCCGCTCTGTGCGCCAGAAGTAAGGCGAATAACATCGCCTTCAGCAGCAGCATGGCCAGTTGCTACAATCTTTCCAACTGTGCTTCCAGCTTCAGCGGCATCGGTGCCGACTTCGTAAACGAACTGATGCGCTACTACTGACGCGCCATTTTGTTCTTTGTGTACTGGCTCGACAGTAACAAATTGAATCGGTGTGCGTTCGAGCTTCTGCTGTGATGGATAGCCGCGTTGTGCTGACATATTCTCCCCGTCCTTAGTGGCGGATCTAAGATCCTTGATTGTTCTTTCGTATGTTACTTGAATCGGCTTAAAAAAAAAGGCGGATGAGCTAAAAAGCCCACCCGCCCTCTATTTATCTAATTAAATAATTAGATCGAATACCAGACGTGCACGATGTCGCCAGCAACGAGAGCTTCCTCGCCGCCAACGCCAACAGTTGCAGTGTTCCAGGTGATTCTAGCGTTAACACGCGAGAAGTCATCGGTAGGAACCAACCAGAGGCGATCTGGGTAGACCAAGAGCTTAGGCGTAGAGCCAGCTTTCGGAGCTTGCGCCAAATCAATGTAGCCGTTGGTGATCATTTGGCTCGTAAGCACAATACGCTGATGAGCTTCAGAGGCAGATTGCAATGCAGAAACATCAGATTGCAATTGACCAATTTCGCCTTCTGCAGTCGTCAGTCTTCCGTCCAGGGCCGAAACGCTGCCTTCAACCGCATCAACGTCTGTTTGAAGTTGGGCAATTTCAGGACCAGCCGCATCCATGAACGTATTAAGGATGCCGATAGAATTTTCGGCATCGCTCATGCGGGTATTCAAGCCCGATACGTCACCCTGAAGCATCATGATGTCGCCAGCGAACTGGGCGGCCTGACCTTCAACAGTTACGACACGGCTTTCAAGCGCAGAAGCATCAGACTGAAGGGTGTCAATTTCGCCTTCAGCAGTATCCATCCGACCTTCAAGAGCGTCGATGTCGCCTTGAGCAGTCGAAATGTTACCTTCAGCAGTGGTCAGACGGCTGTCGAGGTTTTGACCTTCGAGAGTGTCGAGTCTGCTTTCATGATCGCCAAGCTGCGAGAGCATTGCAGCGCCAGCAGCAGCATCGCCTTCAATGTAGTCAGCGATTTCTTTCAGGGTGTCATAAGCACCATCGACACCATTCAAGATTCCGTTGATTGCATCAGCGACTTTTTTGTCGACCGAGCCAGCAACAGAAGAGTTTCCATTCAATACATCAATAGCTGCTTCAACAGCATCAATAGCGCCTTCAGCGGTATCAACGCGGTTTTCAAGGGCTTGAAGATCGCCTTCAACGCCAGCAACTTGTCCGTCAACGTAGCTCTTGCGAGTAAGTTCGTTTGCGCTTGCAGGGTCAAAGCCATATTCAGGCACTTTGCTGAATACGAGTTTGTCTGCGCTATCAAATTTAAACAAATCAACAGCAGTACCGGCAGCGTTGTTCGCCCGTACAGCTTGGTTGTTTAATAGCTTAATCTTTGAGCCATCAACCTGATTTGAGCCAATAAACCGTTTTGAAATTGCCATCAGTTAAGAGCCTCCCGCTCTATACAAGACACAAACTATATTATATAGTTATTATTTAATAATAAACAACCCGTAGCTCTTCGCCTTCTTCAAAAATTCCATCAAATCTGCCGCCAGACCACGTTAGCACGTTACCGCTAACCGTAAAGTCATGGCCGTATCTTAACATCCCGCCGCCGTTTGCTACATCTACCAGCGTGCGCTCTGGAAAAGATGGCTCTTCTGAAAGCGTCAATTCTTTGGCAGAAATATGCTCTGCCGTTAAATCGAAATATTCTACAAGGTGTGTTGAACCAGCGTAGTCTGAACGCGTACTGACTTCAGACTCAAACCCTGTGTCATCCTTAAAATACAGGCGCTTGTTCGTTTTGACGTAAATAGATACCTGACTCGCTGGAGGCGTATCGTCCGAAGCTATTGTAGCGAGTCTTATGCGAGCCATAGATTAGGGCAATAGTAAGATAGTTGAGCCCGCTTCCAAAAAGATTTCAGAAGCGCCTGTAGAAGCGATACCATTTATCATTTCAAAGCTCACCCCACCTGGAAAAGTAAGAGTACCACTTGTAAGCGTACCGCCTGCTCCACCACCGGCGCCTCCAACAGCGTTAAGGCTTCTAAGCTCAAAGTTTCCAGTCAGTGGCTCGTAAACTAGCTTCCACATTAGAGAATACTCCAGTTAGCAATATTGTTCTTAGAGGCGTCGGTATAGTTGATCGTAACAGTACGAACGATGTTACCATTTTTTCTATAGATATAGATTTCCTGCGTCGAGCTCGCATAGCTCACTTGGGCGCTATCATAGTCAGCAGGAACAGCAGCAGTACCAATGACCACTGAACCACCGACAATGTTTGCATCGAGTCCTACCTTCTGGCCTACCTGTGTTCCGGTAGCCACCTTAGCCTCATCAGGCCCTGAGTCAGATTGTGGATATAAGTCTAGACGGCTCATCTGCGCTTATCGTGAAAGACCGAAAAGATTGCAGTTGCTGTAGTAGTGCCGCCAGTCAGCGTCCAGCTAAAGCGCACGTTCCCGTAAACAGGCGAAGTATTGGCAATCTCTTTAAGCAAGATACCCACTGCTGCGAGCGATGAACCACCGCTAACCGTTTCAAGAGTTCCAACCGTCTTCCAGTTGGTCTTATTGGGGCTGTGCTGAAAACTAACAGCAAGGCTAGTTCCCGCACCAAGCGCCGACACTTCGACCGTCGGGATAAGATCGGTAGCAAACATTTCCAAACTAAATGCTTCAGTAGCGCCACTAGCTCCACTGATAGATCCGTTGTAAGCGACTACTTTGTTTACTGAAGCCATAAAATCCTCTGAAAGAGTGGGCGCGGTGATCGGAGTCGAACCGACAACGCGTGAGGAAGCGTCCTTGCGCTCACCTGCTCTGCCATTGAGCTACACCGCGCCCTATTCTGTTAGTATTCGTCTGCCGCGTCAAATCCCTGAACGATGCAGTTAAAATCGCAGTCCGTATCAACGCCAGAAGCGTTGAAGGACGAAATTTGAACAGCAAGCCCAGTTGCCGACACAACGCGAAGCAGAATGACTGCTGCGCTCAGGTTTTGGCAAACAACTACAGGCGGACGTGCAAACGGCTTGGCAAAGGTAAGGGTATACGAACCAGTGCCGTTATCCGTGAGCGTAGCGTCCTTAGAGCCGATAAGAATAGAAGCCGTCCCGGTGCCATCCACTTTGAAGTGGAGCTGACGAGGAAGGCGCTGCGAGGATTTAATTTCTCTAAGCATATGTTCTCCGTGGAACAAAAGGTGGGGCCAGTCGCCCAGCCCCACCAGTTTTAATTAGACTGCCAAGCCGCTGATCACGCCGTGGAAAGACGGCACGATGTAGGCTTCTAAGTAACCGCCGTAACGGGCTTCGTAGGCATCCTGCGAAGCAGTACGGAGGAACACAGAACCGTCATCGTCAAACCAGCCGAAATCAGGACGATGTTTGATTTCGAGGTAGTTGTCGTTCAGGAAGTACATCCGGTCCGACTCAATGAAGCGCTCAGGGAACACGCCGACTGCACCGGCAGAAGACATGAACTCAACGCCGCGGAACGACACCTTGCCCTGAAGCTCAGGAGAGCGGGGCTCGATGATGTATTGCTTCTGATCTTCAAGAAGGTTCAGAAGTTTGCGGTATTGATCGAACGAGCACATGATCAAGTTCGGTACTTTGCCGGACTTGCGCTGCACTTCGAGCATGACTTGGTTCATGAGATCAGGAGTCAAGCCAGCGCCGCCTGCTGCAACTTGCGTTGCCTGCCAGCGACGGCCAACCGGAACAGCGTACTGGTTGCCAGAAGTTGCATCCAAAACGCCCTTGAGACCGCTTGGGTCTGCGTTGCGGGAGTTTTGCATGTAAACCACGTGCGTTCCTGCACCAATCGAAGTCAGGTTATCCGATCCGCTGATACGGCTCAGGGTAACTTCACGGGTAGAAGGATTGACCGACACAACTTCAAACACGCTCGAGAGAGTGTTGACGTTGACGTAATCTTTCTCTTCAAAGTTAGCTTCCTTCCAGGTAGCAGCAGTAATGGTAATAATTGGGTCGGTTGCGGTTCCAGAAGCGTTGCCAGAGAACGATCCCAACGAACCAGTGCCGTCGTTGAACAATGCACGGCTCATGTTGCGCATCCAAGATTCCACGCCCTTTTGGACGGAGAACTTGGTCAGCTCAACGAATGCGCCTTCGTTGTTCGATGCTGCTTTGATCGACTCGCGGTCAATCTGAATGACAGAGTACATCTTCTTCGCAGTGATCTGTGCATCTTCGATTGCAGCGTAGTTCGGGGTAGGAAGCGAGCCAGAGCCCACGCCACCAGCGAACGAGGTAGGAACCGCAATGTCCATACGCTTACCAGTGAAGTCATAGGACTTCTTCACGCGGGCAAGCAAGACGTTTGCAGAGTTATAGGTGTTATCAGACAGTTTACCGTACTTAATCTTGAAAAGATTAGTAGCGGTGGTCAGGTTGAATTGTGCCATCGTTTAATCCTCAAATGTCGTCAAAGAACAAAGGGTCTTTCCCTGGGTTCTTGACTGGGTTTTGTGCAGTAGCTTTCGCCATCGACTTGTTAATCTTTTTAGCCAGCTTGCGCTCCGCTTCCGTAGAATACAGCTCCTCAATAATTTGGTCGATCTCCTCAGCCGTCGCTTCGTTCTGAATCGCCAACATTGCTAGCCGTTCAATCTGTTTCGGATCTTGCGCTGCCTCTGGGTTCTTCGCTGCCACTTTCTGCTCAACCAGGCTCATCGTCTGCACGTTCCGGTAATATGCTCCGATTTGCTCAGGTGTCAGAGAATTGGCGTCGTATCCAAGGCTAACCAGCTCATCATAGGCTTTCACAAAAGAAGCCTTATCCATATTCGACTTAGTCAGGACGGTTTCGACCTGGCTCTCAAGAGCTTGCATCTCTTTCTTTGCAAGTTGTTCTTTTCGTGCCGACTCCTGCTTCTGCCGATAATAGGACAGCTCCTCCTCTAAAGCCTTTGCCTTACGTTCTTCCGGGGACAGTGCTTGCGCCTCCTCGAACTGACTCTCCAGATTCTGCCGCATTTCTGCGTAAACCTGAGAAGGGTCAAGCCCCAAGGGTTCAGCTACAAGTTCAATAAAACCGCGAATATCCTTCTTGTTCACAAGCAGGTCATTCACGCGCTCTAAAGTCTCTTTCATTCTGACACGTTCTTGCTCAAACGTGCCCTTTTCCTTTTTAAAATCTTGGTAAATTTTATCTAAGTGCTTCTGCTGACTGTAGCGGTTTAACGCCTCTTGCAGCGGGACTTCTTCAGTCTTGCCGTCGATCTTGACTGGGACTTTAATGTCTAGTGGAATGTCTAGATCGGAGTCGCCATGCTTGAGCTTCAGTCTCTTGATCTCAGCCTTAACCTCTTCATCCTTAGTCTTGGTTTCTTTTTTGGATGGCTTGTCGGTCTTTTCGACTGACTCCTTAGGCTCTTTCACGCCAAGTTCTTTCTTGGCTTCTTTCTCCGCTTTGATCTCTTCCTTGGCTTCTGACTTCGCTGCTTCCTGGCGATAGTTAGACACGCTCTCTAGCTGATCCCAGCTAACAGGCGACTCACCCCCACCAGCTTGGACGGGTTGCGAGATTTCTGCGGTGTTCGTATTTACTACTTCACTCATTTAGACTCCACGAGTTGGCTCAACTGGCGGGAGATTTCCCATCATTTGAGTTTCGAGAGGTGGCAGCTCGGCCTGCGCTGGCTCACCTGGAATAGGACTTAGGGCCGGATTTGCTGGAAGTTGTGTGGCCATCGCAGGATTAACTGGCGGCATCTGCTCTACTGGTACGCTCGCTGGAGGCTGTGGGGCCTGAGGCGCAGGAGCAGTCATCGCAGGCAAACGGTAGAACATGGGGAACAGCTCTAGCTGCGAAAGCATGTCAGCAAACTTAGGGTTAATCTTCGCTTGCTCGATCATGAACATCTCATGAACGAAAACGTGATCGACTAAGTTCTTCTGCTTATCTGCAGGCGTTTTATATTTAAACGAGAACTCTTGAATCTGCTTAGTGTGCACGCGCCAGTGAATGAGATGGTTCTCAAACTCTTGAGGCTGCATTCCTTCTGCGTCCTTCTGATTCGCTTCAAGCAGCTTCTCAGTCTCAGCTTCAGCAGTGCGAACTGCAACGGTAGCGCCATCAACGAACTTGTCACTCTGTGCAAGATCCAACATGTCGATTACTTGCTCGCCAGTGAACTTGTCAGGAAAGCGCTCGGACAGATCAAGCAACGTCTGAGTTCTAGCTGCAACAGACTTAGGAAGTGCTGAGCTATTTTGAATCCGAATATCGTAGTCAGTGTT